TTTTACTTTTGATAAACGAATCTTTTTCGTCGATCAACTTGCTTATTTTAATTGTACGATACTTTGGACAGTCTGGCCAGTCGATATATTCTGGTTCTGCATCGTTCTCGCGGTCTAATATCATCATACCACGGTCATCATCCCAAGCATCTGCATAGTTGTGTGGGAAAGCATTACCGATGTAGTGTATCTTACCCTGCTTCTGTCGCTTGTGGAAGTGTCCGCTGAACACATACTCTTGATTCTTGAAGTGTTCCGACTTTAGTTCACCGTGATCTGGCATCTGCACCATGGCATTCATATAGAAGCTAGGCAATTCAAAGTGTCCAAACAGGTATTTGGCTTGTAACTTCTCTATTCTACGCCATTCGTCGCCTACTAACCATGGAACTAGTGCAACATCTTCTATAACTTGCATTTCATCTACCATAGTAATGCCTGGTATGTGTTTTGCAAACTCAGTTGACTTCACATCACGTTTGTCTTTGTAGTATAAGTCGTGGTTACCAGCAAACATGTAGAACTTCTCAAACGATTCGCCTAGCTTTTCTAGCAATCGTATGGTTGTATCCATGGTTGTAAGGTTCAAACTGTTCCTATTATGGTGCCAGTCGCCGCAAAAGATGCCTGTTTCACAGTTATTAGCTTTGGCTTGTTTGATATACCAATCGATATAGGCTTCGCAGTCCTGATTATGAACTCGTGAGTTACCCTTCATACCTAAATGTATGTCAGTAAACACTGCTGCTTTCTTAAACAAATAATTTCTCCGTATTGAATACTACTATAGCAAGAAAATCTAACAAAATCAACCAGATTTTTGTTCTTCTTGCCTTCTTAGTGCTGCTTCCCACTCACCTTGGTGTAGTCTTGTGTAACTTGGACTGTAATCATTCATTTCAAGTATGTCATCACGTATGTTTTGATTTCGCTTTTCTAAATTAATGACACGCACAAAGCTATTAGTAACAGCAGCGGTATAATAAGCAAAAGGATTGTTGGATTTAGATTCATCAAATTGTAGTCCTATCTGAGCTAGTTGGAGTATTGCTTGGCCTTTCATCTCGTCTTTGTATGTATAACCTCTAACGTTACCTCGTGTAGAGTATCTATCAACAAGTTTTAGCCACATCATGGCAAGTTTGTTAGTTGCTTTACCATGTTCTTTACTAAAATGTCCGTTTTCCATTCCGCCTATCCAATGTGACTTGCCTATGCACACTAAATTGTCGTTCTCGTCAAACTTGAAGTGTTGAAATGGTGGAAAATTTAGTTTTGTTTTGTGATCTGCAACAGTTTTAGGGTTTTTCTTACGTCCAGGTTCGTCTGGTATATGATCAAACATCATAACACGAAACACCAAGTCTGTTTTTTCTATTGTTCTATAATCTACTTCAAATTCTGCAAGTTTTACCTTTTTTCCAGCTGCTTTAGCTGCTTCATATGCAGTTTGTCCTTGCTTTTTTGCCTTGTTACGCTTTGCTTCTGCTATTGTTCTAATGTTAATTTTTGCAATTTCTGGTAAAATGATATCATAGTCAGCGTATTCTGGCGACACATAGCTGCAAAATGTTGCTTTTGACTTGTGTATCTCAGCTAACATGTCTTTGTTGTTTAAATAATTTACTTTTCTAGCCAATATAGACTCCTTTTATAGCATAATAAACTATGCACTTAATTTTGTCAACTAAATAATGTATAGGAGAAATAAATGGCTAATACCTTTCAAACCACACCTGCAAGTAATGGTAGTGAACTAACACAGTTCAATGCTAATAACCGTTACTCAAAGCAAAATTTAAGTGATCTCACAGGTTCAAATGCTAATCAACTTATGAGTAGGCACCGTGCAAGAAACATTCCTGCAGGTGCAGAGCCTTTGAAAAAAGATGCAAAAATAGCGTCTATGGCTCCTTTAAACTCAGATATTGGGGATGATTGGCGTGTAAAAATAAGTGTTCCTGATCTTGCCACGTTTAGATCTAGTCCTTTATTAACTCCTTTAGCTGACACTGGTTTCAATGTTGTCTTTCCTATTGTTCCTACTATTGCTGTGCAGTATATGGCTCAATATGACAGTATCGCACCGGTTCATACTAACTATACTTATCCTCAATACGTGAATAGTAGTGTAAACGAGATTGCTATTACAGGAGAATTTCCTGTGCAAAGCGAAGAAGAAGGTAGATACTGGATAGCCGCAACACATTTCTTCCGTAGCGTTACAAAAATGTTTTACGGAGACAGCAGTAACAAAGGTGCACCACCTCCGTTGTGTAAGTTAAACGGCTATGGCGACTTTGTTTTGAATAATGTTCCTGTTGTTGTAACAAGTTTTGTAAGTGATTTGCCTAACAATGTTGATTATATCCGTGTTCCTGTTGAAAATGCACAACAAGTTGGTTCGTATGCACCAAAATATCAAATGGTTCCACGTAATAGCACAATTGCAATTACTGTTAGACCAACATACAGTAGAGGTAGAATTGCTGAATTTAGTCTTGACAAGTTTGTAAACGGAGATTTAACTGATAAAGGATTTATCTAATGGCTACATATACTAAAACAAGTCCATATTCTAATACAACAATAACAGAAAGTGGCGAACTTGATATATTAAAAATACGTCCGGTGCCTGCAGATGATGACGATTACCTATACGAAGTAGAAGCTCAATATAATTTTCGTCCAGATTTGTTAAGTTATGACTTATATGGCACTCCAAAGTTATGGTGGGTGTTTGCTCAGCGTAATTTAGACATATTAAAAGATCCTGTATTTGATTTTAAATCAGGTGTTAAAATATTTTTACCAAAGAAAAGCGCATTACAGAAGGCCTTAGGTATCTAATGACTATAAAACCTAACATGTTGCATCAATTTGCAAGTTTCAACAATGTTTTTACGCTGTCGGTGTTGACAGTGGACGAAGTTAACATGCCAGATGAAACATATAGAGTAGGAGAACCTCTTTTACAAATTCTACGCAGCGGCGGCGGCGCAGAAAACAAGATTACAACAGCATATGAAGATGCTATTGGTAAGAAATTAGAATACTTCATTGATGATGTATCTATTGAAGGACTTATGGTTCCTAACAGTAAAACAAGAACTACAAACGCAACATTTATAGAGTTTAATGTTACAGAACCTTATAGTATGGGTTTGTTTTTGCAAACCTTGCAAATTGCTGCTACCACAGCAGGCTATACAAACTATTTGCAAGCACCGTTCTTGTTAACAGTTGAATTTATTGGTTATGACGATGATGGAGATATACTTGTAGTCGAAGATGGTCGTAATTTGAAAAGAATGTTTCCTTTAAAATTTACAAATGTTGAATTTAACATTGCAGAAAACGGAACCACATATCAAGTTGAATGTATCCCTTGGAATGAACAGGCATTTTTAGATAATGTTGAACAAACAAAAACAGATTTAGCATTAAAAGGTAAGACAGTAGTAGAAATACTACAAAACGGCGAACAAAGTTTGACTACAATTATGAATGGTCGTTTTGAAGAACTTAGAAAGGCAAATAAACTAAGCACAGCTGATGAGATTGTAATTAGTTTTCCAAATGAATTTGCTACCGGACTTACACCTGCTCAAAGACTTAGTAATAACGATCAAGGTGCTACTATGCCTGGTAAAAGCACACGTAAAAAAGGCGGCGGACTATTTGGAAACATTGTAAAAGGCGCTGTTGGAGGTATAATTGGCGGTGCTCTAAGCGGAAATAAGAATATAGGACAAAATGCACTAGGTGGAGCACTTGGTGGAGCACTTGGAGGCGGTTTTGCTGGAGGACTCAGCGCAAGCATTGGAGGATTACTTACCAGTTTTAAAGAAGGCGATGTAAATGGATTATTTCAAGGTATTACAGGCTTTTTAGGAGCACAAGCACCACAAGATTTTGAAGCATTTATCAGTATGATAACAGGACAAGTGTTTACAAAAAGCAGCATTGGCGAAGGACTATCAAAATTATCACAAGCATCTGGTAGTGTTAACAGTTTAGGTAACAATAAAATAATAGATGCGTTCCAAGACATGGGACAAGCACCTATGCCCCAAACAGGACAGGTTTATGATAGTAAAAACAAGGTAATGACACGTGGTAAAAACGTAATCAGTCCTGATGAACGTGTTTTTGCCTTTCCAAGCGGTTCAAAAGTTACTAGAGTAATTGAAGAAGTGGTGCTTACAAGTGAATGGGCAAAAAATGTAAAAGAAAGAGCTCCAGATGAAAACGGAATGGTTGAATGGTTCAAGATTATCAGCGAAGTTTATATAAAACCTGGTGCACAAGCCGAACAACTAAACGGTGCTCCTGCACAAACTTATCATTATAAGATTGTTCCTTATAAAGTTCATACAAGTCACTTTCAAAAACCAACTGATCCTGGGTTAAACTACAATGCATTGCAAGATAAGGTAGTAAAAGAATACAATTATATCTACACTGGAGAAAGTAAAGATATTCTTAGTTTTGATATTAATATCAATGCTGCATTTTTTACAGCGACAATGGCGGATCAAGGTCAAAACAATGTAAGTTTCAAAACAGGTGGCTCACAAATGAAAGTAGTCCAAGATAAAGATGGACAATTGACATTAAATGAACCAACTAGCGCAATAAGTTCATCAGGACAGGTTTTGATGGTAGATCAATTGCGTTCTAGCACTCAAGGTGGCGGTGGTGCCGGCATTGATAACAATAAAATTAGAACAGCACGTATGTTTCATGACATAATTATTAATAGCAATGTAGATTTAGTAAGTTTAGAACTTGAAATACTTGGCGATCCTTATTATGTGTTTGATAGCGGTATGGGAAATTATACTGCAAAAGATATTGATCAAAATGAAACAGAAAACGGGGATATAGAATATCAAAGAGGTGAAGTTGACATTGTTGTAAACTTTAGAACACCAGTTGATTATAACGAAAATACTGGAACAATGGATTTTCCAGAAGATACAGTTCCTGTAGATGCATTTAGTGGATTGTATAGGGTTGTTAGTGCTGTAAATAATTTTAAAAATGGACGTTTTACACAAAGATTAACACTATTACGTAGACGCAACCAAGAACGTGATATAAAACAAGTTGCAGCACAAGACAAAGCTGTAAAAGTAAAAGATGCATCACCTGAACAACAAGTTTATAGTCCCTATGGAGCAGGATAATGGTAGATACAGCAGGTAAAACAGAACATCAACGCACAGCAGACCCAGGAGTGCAAGAGCGTAATCCTGGACCTTATCTAGCCCGTGTTATTAAACATGCAGATCCTTATTATCTAGGAGGCTTAGAAGTTGAGCTTTTAAAAACTACAGAAGCAGGTAATATAGGCGAAACATTAGGTCAAACTACTATAGTTTACTATGCAAGTCCGTTTTACGGTATAACACAGAGTGCAAATATTGGTAAAAATGACAAATACAGTGATACACAGAAAAGCTATGGCTTTTGGGCTATTCCTCCTGACCCTGGCAGCTTGGTTCTTGTGACATTTGTTGAAGGAACTAGGGAATTTGGATATTGGTTTGCTTGTGTGCCTGAAAAAGGCATGACATATATGGTTCCAGGAGGACAACCAGCAACAGAACAACTTACAGGACAAGTTCCTAGCGATTTAAAAGGCAAAAGATTGCCTGCAGGCGAATATAACAAGTCAACTACAAAGCCTCAAACCAATAATGTTATAAAATACAAACGTCCTATTAATGATGATTTTGTGAATCAGCTTTTAGAGCAAGGATTAGTAGAAGATGACATAAGAGGAATTACTTCTAGTAGTGCGCAACGTGAATTTCCTAGTGCAGTAATAGGTATTAGCTCACCAGGGCCTGTAGACAAACGTGGCGGATCACCACAAG